GTTATATGACCAGTCTGTCCATCAATTACTAAACTAGATCCATCTGTAAATACACTTCCAGTCAAGTCACCGTCAACTGTTCCTGATAAGTGTCCGTAAAGATTTCCTGTTTGTCCGTCAATTACTCTTGTCGAACTTTCACTGAACACACTACCTGTGAGGTCGCCGACCATTGCACTACCTGATTTATAGTAACCAGCATCGTTGTTTAGTGTGCTTACACCATCTCCAATTTCAACAAATGCACTACCGTCAATAGTAACTGTAGGTGTTGTTGCATCTGTTGCCGCGGCAACTGTAATACCGCCGGTACCTGTAAATTGGAAAGTACCTTGATTTGCTAGTGTAAATCCCGAAGAGTCATCACCAACTATATCAAAGTTAATAGAACTTGCATCTGTTAAATATCCTGCATCATTGTTTAATCTTGAAATATTGTCACCGTCGACTAGGTAATCAATTAATTGTCCGCTTTGAGCAATACCTTTTGTATCAAAAGTTATTTTATTATAAGTTCCTGCCGCAATTGGTGAATCAGCAAGTGTTACATTAATACTAGTTGTTCCACTACCAGTAACATCACCAAACAGTGTAATAGTTTCGTTACCACTATCAATAATTACATTGCCATCTGCATCGGTTGAAGTTGTTGTTGATCCTGTACCTTGGAATTGTATAGTTTCATCTTTGATTAGTGTTCTTACTGTGCTGTCATCTCCAGCAACAAACAATCTTGTAAAGTATCCTGCATCATTAACTAGTTCACTTACATTATCTCCGCTTTCTAAACCTGCTGTAATATATCCTGGGTTCACAAAGTCTACAGTAATGTTACCTTCGGCATCACTTGAAGTTGTTAGATTGGTACCTCCAATAATTTTGATACCTTCGCCTTGTTTCACTGTTCGTAATGTGCTGTCATCGGCACCAATTGCGAACACGTTATTTTCAATGTTTGTAAATCTGTTTGTAATAGTTGCCGCAAAGTTAGCATCATCATTGATTGCCGCGGCTAATTCGTTCAGCGTGTCTAGTGTTCCCGGCGCACTGTCAATCAGATTAGCAATTTCAGTATCAACTTCTGTTTTAGTATACGCATCTGATATTCCATATCCTGCAATAGTAGTTGGTTTAGATGTAAGCGAAGCAAATACTCCATCAAATGCATCTGTAATACCATACCCTGCAATAGTAGTTGGTTTTCCTGTTAGTGAACTAAATGCTCCGTCGAATGCATCTGTTATACCGTATCCTGAAATAGTAGTCGGTGTTCCTGTAATGCTACTCCAACTAAAGTCTTGTGCTACACCTGTAATAGTAATGTTACCTTCAGCGTCACTTGAAGTAGTAATTGCTGTACCACCAATAAATTTGACAGTTTCGTCTTTGGTAACTTCACGTGTTGTTGAATCATCAGCCGCAATGTTAAATCTAAATATGTCAGCGTTTGTAATGTAACCTGCATCATTGACTAATTGTGAAATAGCATCACCTGGTTGTAATGCACTATCGGCTAACGCACCTTGTGCTGATGTTGCGGCATCTGTAATACCATACCCTGATAGTGTAGTTGGTGTGCCTGTAATAACTCCCCAAGTTTTATCCTGGGTAAACGAAACAGTAATGTTACCTTCTGCATCACTTGCTGTTGTTACTTCTCCACCGCCGAGTATTTTTACATCTTCGCCTGCATTAACATCACGCATTGTAGAATCATCAGCACCAATTCTCCAACTAAATGTTTGTGGAACTTCTGCGGCTGTGATGTATCCTTTGTCATTTGTAAATGCACTAATGTTCAGATCGTTGTTAAGATCACTTAGGTTGCTTATACCAGTAACTGTAATAACACCGTCTGTTAAACTTGTTGTGATATTTGTGCCACCAACGATTTGAACTGTTTCGTCGCTGTTAATTTGTTCTTCTGTTGAATCGTCTGCGGCAATATTAAATTTGTATGTTCCTGCTAGACTAGGCAAGTCTGTTAAGTCATTGTATGAACCTGTTGTCGCTACTGTTGCAAAGTTTACGTTGCTCGCACTTGTTACTAAACCTTTTGCATTTACCGTTACTGTGTTAAATGTTCCTACATTAGAATTTACTGTATCAAGTGTGAGTGTAATTGTACTAGCACCACCTGCCAAAGCACCACCACTGCTACCACTCATGTCACCGTCGAAGGTAATGTTTGGTCTACCACTTAGGTCACCATAACTTCCGCTTGTTGAAACTGCGGAAAAACCTGCTTCAGTAATTGTTCTGTTGATCCAACTGCCTGAACTGTATTGAAGTAATTCACCATCAGCAACACTTGTGATAGTAACATCACTTAGGTCTCCAATATTTTCATTTGTAATATCGGATATAAAAGCGGCTACACTGTTATCATAATTTGCTAGGTCGTCATCTACAGAAATTGTAATATCACCTTCTGCATTTGATCCTGTGCTTACTAAACCGTTACCAAGAATACCAAAACTTTCTCCGCCTTGTACAATTCTTACTGTACTATCGTCAGCACGTAGTTCAACCCGTCCAATTGCACTTGCTACAATTTCTTCAGCACTTTGTAGGCTGATTGTAACTGCATCAGAATTAGAATCAACTGTAAAATTAACACCTGCACCGCCTATTACTGTGAGTGTATCGTTGTCCGCATCTGCTACAACCTGTCCGGCGCTACTAACCCCGTTTTGAAAGTTCATTATGCGGAATGAATCAATTACTTTTACTGACATATTTCTTGGTTCTCCTACGTGTATTTACCGTAGATAAAAGAATAGGGGCACTGTTTCCAGCACCCCTATTCACTTTCTAAATGTAGTCTATGTTATGTGTATCGCCTATGGCGTGGAAGATTCCGTTCTATAGTTGTTGTTTTTGTTATTGGTAATGTGTGTTTTGTAATATTGTATTTATGCAACTTTTCTGTTGCCAGGTAAGTTGCCAACCCCGTAGAATTATGCCGCTAGGCGTAACTCTTCAGATGCAAAATTATCGTTTGCATTTATAGTTTTTGGACAAGTAGCGTGAGTCTCCCCACATATGCTCGGTCGTTCCTTACCGGTAATCTCTTTCACCCTTAACAAGCCAGTCGATCCTGTGTCACCCCCATCATAAGCACTCTGTTTAGTTCTTTACGATCCACCCTCGTCAGGTTGGGATAGAGTGCTTATGGTGGAGGTGGAGGGTTCTGCCCCCTCGTCCTGCTCTTGTGACATACGATGACGTCAACAATTACTCTATATTTATATACGTATATTAAGCATTTGTCAACCGAAAATGATAACTAATGCTCAAGAAAATAACCAAACACTAACCTAGGAGGGTTATGAAATTACATAAGACTTATGTGCGCCATGTTGCGACACCTAAGAAAACTAGCCAAGCACAGAAAAAAGGCAAGTGCAAAATGAGTTCCATGAACAAACACAAAAAACGTAGCCACAAATTTAATGTGGGGCAAGGACGATAATGGCAGTTAAAAAGTCAAAAGGTATAAGAACAAACCATATACAAAGACAACACGACGGTAGAGATATAGTTCCTTGTAGATGGATTCGCAATGGCGGATCAAAGGGTATTATGGTTGCTCAATACAAAGATACTAGAGATCTAGTAGTTGATGAAACAGGTACGCCGGTTGCTTGGAATAGAGCCTAAACACCGTTAGCATAAACTGTAGGAGAACCGCTCGTCATTGCTCCTGCATCAGCACTATCTGTAACTCTTGCAATAGGCAATCCGACCACATAAACATTTTGCGAGCCTTTGTTTACCACAGCAACATGAGGTGCACATGGCGGAGATGGCGGAAATGGATGCGAAACTGTGGGATCTGTTTCTCTTGCAATCAATATACCGTTAGCATACACTGTTCCTTGTTTAGGAGTGTCTAGTGTAGTAGTCGCGGCACAAATATGTCCTGTGGTAAGAGTGTCACCTTTTCTGCATACTTTCATGCAAGTATTTATTTTGTTTTGAGTTGATCGCCTAGTCCAGCGGGTGCCATTACAATGTTTGATGTTTGTTGTTGATAAACATCTGCAAACTGTTTGATTGTTTTTGTAATTACTGTAATACTAGTTTTCTTAAACTCGTATGCTTTGTCAGGCTCACCAGTAAACAAATACTGTTGTAATCCTAAACCTTGTCCATTCATTACTAGTGTAAGAGGAGTTTTAATCATAAAAGCATCATCTTTTTCTTCTTGTAGTTTGCCCACAAGTTCTTCGCCACTGTTAAGTTTAAAAGTAACAGTGTCGCCGTTTTTATATGGTGTTTCGATTAACATTATAGTGAGTGTCCTGTTCCGTTATAACCAGTGTCATCGATGTACTGTGTAAATTGATCATATCCGCCGATTTTCTTGCCGCCGATAACAATTTGTGGTACAGTTCTAGCATTAGGAAATTGTTCCATTAGTTCTTCTCTTGTATAATCTGTTCCAAGAGATTTATATGTATATTTGAATCCTCTAGTTTCGCAAAGGCTTTTTGCTTTTTCGCAGAATGGACACTGAGGTTTGCCGTATATTTCTATCATAGTTTAAAGTCCTTAAATGTTTCTTTTGATATGTCTTGTTTTACTCCACCCACAATATAACTTTCAACTTCTGTTTCTTGTGGAGCAACCTGTAGACCCGCAGAACTTAACCAATGCTGTGTCCAAGGTAGTGGGTTTGTGTTTAGTGGGCGATCATATATTGTTTGTAAGCCTAGGGCCTTTAGTCGCTTGTTAGCAATAAACTCAACATATGCGTGTAGCAAGTTTGAATTCAATCCAATCATCGAACCATCCTTGAAAAGGTAATCCGCCCAACGTTTTTCTTCTTCAACACATTCTTTCCAAAGTTCATATACTTCAGGCTCAAGTTCTTTTGCGATCTTTTTAAAGTCTGGATCGTCATCGCCTTTTGCCCAATGCTTTAAAATGTGTGTTGAAAGGTTAAGGTGTGTTGCTTCGTCTCTAGCAATTAGTGAAATAATCTTTGCTGAACCTTCCATTAGTTTTAATTCGCCAAACGCAAAGGTACAAGCAAACGAAACGTAAAAACGCAATCCTTCTAGAATGTTAACAGTCATCATTGCCTTATACAATGCTTTCTTAACATCATAGATACTGCCCTTGTTGTGTTGGAAGTATTGGTTAGCAATATCATTAAATTCATCGTAGTGTTTGGTTACACTAATAGCACGTTCAATAATACGTTCATCATCTAGGATAGTATCAAACACTTCGCTTGGATTAGCATATACATTTTTTACAATATGTGTATATGAACGACTGTGAATAGTTTCAAAGAAGTCCCAAGCAATAATACAACCTTCTAGTTCTGGATTAGAACAATAAGGCAAGAAACTCAAACAAGGTCCACGACCCTGTACACTGTCAAGCAGAGTTTGATACTTTAGGTTTGAAGTAAAGATATGCTTCTGCTCTGGACGTAGTTCTTGATAGTCACCTCTGTCCTTTTGAAGACTGACTTCTTCTGGTCGCCAAAAATAACCAAGCATAGTTTGGTTAAGTTTATCATATTCCGGATACTTAAACACATCATATCTCTGTGTGTTTTGATCCGCACCAAAGAACATATATTCTTTTGTAAAGTCAACCTTCTCACGGTTGAAAACTGTTTTGCTCATTGTTTTCTTTTCACCCTTTTTCTTTCTCGTCATAAATCCTTTTAGATGGCACAAGCGTCACAGTGTTCATCATCATCTGTAACTTTTACTGTATCACCATTTGTATGGCCGTTGGTATGACCGTTAGTTCCATTAGTCATTGTAGCACCATTTGTGTTTGTGTCAACCATTGTATCTTCCAAACCTTCTGGTTGGATGTGATCTTCTTCAGCACCTTTGAAGTCATAGGTGTTTTGATAGTAACTAGTTTTCCAACCCATCTTGTAAGTTGTCAACATGTCTTTCATCATTACACTCATAGGTACTTCATTGTTTTCGTACTGTAGAGGATTGTATGACCAGTTACCACTAATGGCCTGATCAAAGAATTTCTGCATAACAGCAACAACATTAATATAACCTTCGTTGCCTGGCATATCCCAAAGTAGTGTATAAAAGTTCTTCAGTTGGTTATAGCCTGGAACAATCTGCTTAAGAGGTCCTTTTTTACTTTTCTTAACGGACAAGTATCCTCTAGGTGGTTCAATTCCGTTTGTTGCGTTCGACACAACGGAACTGCTCTCCGAAGGCATCTGTGCGGACAGTGTGCTATGTCGTAACCCGTGTTGTTTGATACTTGATCTAAGAGCCTTCCAATCATGGTTTAATTTCTTTCCGACAATTTCGTCAACGTCTGTTTTATATGTGTCGATTGGCATAATGCCATCGCTGTACTTAGTTCTATCGAAGTACTCACAAGCACCTCTTTCTTCAGCAAGTTTATTGCTTGCTTTGAGCAAGAAGTACTGGAAACTTTCCGTTAAATTGTGTACTAGTTTCCAGGCTTCAGGATCGGAGTACTTTACTTTGTGTTTTGCCAAGTAGTGTGCTAATCCGATATAGCCAATACCTAGTGAGCGTCGAGCCTTTGTGCTGATCTCAGCGGCTTTTACAGGATACCCTTGATATTCAATGATTTCCTCTAATGCTCGAACGGACAAATCACACAGTTCTTCAAGTTCTGAGTTTTCTTTGTTTAGTGTTAGTGCGCCTACGTTAATTGCTGAAAGAATACAAAGTGCAATTTCACCATTCTCATCATCAATGTGTTGAATAGGTTTTGTAGGCAGTGTAATTTCTTGACACAGGTTGCTCATATAAACAGGATCTTTAAATGAACTGTGATTATTTGCGTGATCAACATTCATAATATAGATACGTCCTGTTTCAGCACGTTCTTTTAACAGTGATGAAAACAATTCGTGTGCATCAATTTTCTTTTTGCGAATTGATGTTTTGCGTTCATACTGTTCGTACAGTTCTTTAAACTTATCATTATCACCTGAATAGAATGCATCATACAATCCTGGTACATCGTGTGGCGAGAATAGAGTTATTTCACCACCACTTAACAATCTTTCATACATCAATTTGTTAAGTTGGATTGAATAGTCTAGTTTACGCACTCTGTTATCATCTGTACCTTTGTTGTTTTTTAGTACAAGAATATCTTCAATTTCATAGTGCCACAATGGGAAGTGTGTAGTAGCACTACCACCACGTACACCATTTTGTGTACAACTTCTTACAGTTGCTTCATAAACTTTTAGAAACGGGACAACACCTGTGTGTGCTACTTCTCCGCCTCGAATTTTCGAGTTAATCGCACGTACCCTGCCCGCATTAATTCCAATACCCGCTCGCTGAGCAATATAATAACCAATAGCGGAATTGCTACTAAAAATGCTAGGAAGAGTATCGTCAACGTCAACCAATACACAACTAGCAAACTGCCTAATAGGAGTACGGACTCCTGCCATGACTGGGGTTGGAATGTTGACTTTAAAAAGTGAGGTCGCGTCATAATATTTCTTCACGTAATGTAAACGTGTCTCCTTTGGATATTCAGCAAACAGTGTTGCCGCAATCATCATATACATAAACTGTGGAGTTTCATAAATTTGTCCACTGCTTCTATCTTGGCAAAGATACTTGTCTACAACTTGACGAAGACCAGCATATGTAAAATCTTCATTACGATCGTGTTTGATAAATGTGTTTAGTTTTTTAAGTTCTGTTTCTGTGTACTTTTCGCGAATAGCAGGATCATATACACCACGTTCAATGTTAGCATCTATAATTTGAGAAAGAGTCATGTGATCATATTGACCGTAAACCTGTTTGTGTAGTCCGTATAATAACAATCGTGCCGCGGCATATTGATAGTTAGGTGATTCCAAACTAATAAGATCGTTGGCACTTCGGATTAAGATGTTTTGGATTTCGTCTGTTGTCATTCCGTCATAGAATTGCAAATCAGCGTTCATCTCAATCTGTGATGCTGATACTCCTGTTAGGTCGTCACATGCTTCTTCTACAACAAAATGAATTTTATCTAAATCTAATTTCTCTTTTCTTCCGTCTCTTTTGGTAATAAGAATTTCTTTAGATGCGTTCATAATGTCCTCTTTCTATATAATAATTTTTCTATTCGCTAGTAGTTGAGTATTTACTATTTTTGTTTTAGTTCAACTACTTCCTGGCAAACCACACTATCTGGCAGTTCATTACTTATACAAACCATATTGTTTTCCCAGTCAATAATTGTATCTCTTACTTGAACTAGATTATAAACTCTTTTTGTTTTATGGTCTATACTAATTTTTATCAAAACAGGCTCTTTGGTAAACTTAGTAGTTAACTTCAGGGTCCATCCTATCATTAGGGGTATAGCGACGGGACAATACCGGTTTTGCTTTAAAACTTCCCAAGGCGTCGGCCACTCTTGAGAATTGTATTGGTTAAGGTACTTGTCTATGCGTGGTGCCTTGTTCCAAAACTCTAATGTCCTTGTAAAAGGATCTTCACAATCGTTGATTGTATTTCTGAATTCACGCCATTGAGAAATTCTTTCGTCAACGTCTGTGTCTAAAAACATTTATGCAAAATAACTGATAGAATACGACAATGTGCCTGCGCCATTGCCAATTGGATTTCTATATTTGACAACAACTGTTTCGCTACCAGCAGTGCTATCATAATCATCAAGAACTGCTGTCCATTCAATAGCACCATCACTTGTGCCAGTATGACTGTAACTATCTGTAACATTTATGTTACCATCATTGCGAATAGTCAGTGTTAGTTTACCTTGTCTAGTAGTATCGCTGGCGGTTCCGTCTTTTACAACTAGATAATCAATATATGCAATCTTATCTTTTGTGTAAGGAAGTTTAATAATTTGTGTTGGACTATCAACTTCTGCAAGTGTTTCTGTTTTAATTCTTGACTTAGTGTAATGCAAGCCATCTACATTTGGTTTAAATGGAACTTCACTTAATGATGATTGGTTTACAAATGCATCTCTTTCAAAAAAGTCACCTACACTATCGCACAATTCACTTTCAAAAAGAATAACGCTAGTCTGTGGTGAATTTTGTCCATTACCATTATTAGCAACATCTATAAACATATTACCATGTGAAGTATGTCCAAACGGTGTCGTATTGTTAGGTGCATGAACAGCAATACCATAATCATCAATTTTATCAAACTTACAATTTGTAATTGAATAATGTCTTGGTCCTTGTGTTTGCGAACCAGTACCTGAACTAGTTCTACCTAGATCAACTCCAACATGACCAAATGTAAACAAACTGTCTCTAATTGTATTTGTTTGTGTATCATAAATGCTGTAAACACCAACACTTAATTGTGTAAATTGACAATTACTTACTGTGATGTTTTCACTTGTAAGAGCACCTAGTCCTCTAAATTCAATACCACTTTGTGTGACATCTAATCCGTCTAGTGCTGACCACTTACCTTTAAACTTTACATTATCAACAATAGTTTCTGTAGTATTGTCTAAACGCATAATAGGTAAGTGTACTGAAACTGTTTGATCAACTTCAAGTGTTAGTCCTGAAATCATAATGTTGACAGGACGATATATGCTTTGCATATTAGCAAACATTATATACGACCCAGGAGTGCTGTTACCGCCAACTGTTTGAAAAATAGGTTTTGCTGTCGGTGTTAGTTCGTTTGCATCAGGATACATTTTGATAATGGTCTTATCAGCACCGTCACCTAAAATATTTGCATAAGGTGGAATGTAAATTGTTCCTGTAACTTTGTATTCACCTGCTTCAAATTTTAATGCACGTCTGCTGTTAGCATTAAATTTGTCACCACTGTTTAAAAAGATTTGGTCAATTGCTCTCTGTAATGCTTCAGTATCATCTGTAACACCATCACCTACAACACCAAAACTCTTGATGCTTACAATATCATCTAGTCGTTGTTGAATAGTTCTTAGTGTAGGATCATTTGAGAATTCGCCAGTTTGTACAGTAGCATCAGTATTACCTTTAAATTCGTATTGGTCTAGGAGATCAAAAATATTAGTTTTTTCAGTTAAGATTTCAGTGTTGCCAACAGCAGGTGCACCTTCGCTTACACTGCCATTACCAATGTATAATTTTTGTGTATCGATTGCCCAGCCAAGTTCTGCACTGGCTAGTTGTGGTAAACCTGTAATAGTTTCCTTACCACGTCTGTGTTGAATTTTTGAAATCTGTACAACTGCCACTGTATTCTCCTAATTTATAAGTGTATTTACCAATTAGAAGTGATGATTAGTATAGTAGTCTTCAACACGTTTTAACCATTCATTACACCAGTGTTCAAACTCTTCAGGTAGCAGGTCAAACTGTTGATATTGTAGGTCTCTGCTACACATAAACACATGACCTTCACGTATATCTGTTCCATATACTGCATTGTGTGCCATAGCATATGCCGCCATTTGTAGGTAATAGTCCTCAACCCATTCTTTCTTTTTAGGCTTATTGGTTTGTTTGAAGTCGCAAATAGCAGGCTGTCCTTTGTACTGCCCTACTAGATCTGTTGTTCCGGAATACATTTCTGGATAATATAATGCTTGTTCAATACCCCATATTTCATCCATGTCGCATAGTGCATTTTCAATAATTACATCTGCCATCTTGTTTGCTTGTACATGAACTAGATTATTGCCAGGCTTGCGTTCTTCTCCAATAAGAAAACGTTCTAAATTATTGTGCATGGCTGTACCAACACCTGCGGCTTCGGTTACAATGCGTTGTGCTTCTTGTTCACCTACACGTTTTTTCCACTCGTTTAAATGCGTCATATCCTTCGTTTTACTTAAGATTGTTGTAACGCTAGGTGTTTTAGTGCCGTCGGGTGCTTCGTATAATCTTTTGCCTTGTAGATTGATCTGTTTTACTGTGTGATATTTGTAACGTTCCACATAAGGTGGTGGGGTAAGTTGTTCCATTAAATTAAAATCCTATATAGTTAACAGTAATTATAACGTAATAGGTTAGGGGAAGTCAAG